ATCCTCAAGAACGAGAAGAAGTTGATAACCAGTTAGATGAAGTAACAAACTATGTTTTTGAGGTTTTGCAGAACTCTAATTTTAGCCAAGAGGTTCATGAATCTTTTATGGACTTGGCTGTTGGGACTGGTATCTTGTGTGTTGAAGAAGGTGACTCATTAAATCCAATTAATTTTTCCGCAATTCCCCTTCCTCATGTTGTACTTGATACTGGTCCTGACGATAGAATTGATCATGTTTATAGAGAAAGAAAACAAGTAAAGTATGATCATCTTCCCTTAATGTTTCCTAATAAAGAGTTTGATCCAAAAGTAAGCTCTCAAATGGGATCAAATAGAGAAACAACAGTTCTTGAACTTGTATGCAGAAACTATGAAAATCCAAACGTAGAAGCTTATTATCATTATGCAATAGATTTAAATACTGAAACAGTTCTTCATTCAAAGGAAATGAAGGGCGTGGGATCTAATCCATTTATTTGCTTTCGTTGGTCAAAATGTGCTGGCGAAGTATATGGAAGAGGGCCACTTATAAATGCATTAAGTTCTATAAAAACAACCAATCTTACTATTCAATTAATACTTGAGAATGCACAGATGTCGATCTCTGGTATATATCAAATGGAAGATGATGGGGTAATAAACCCTGATACAATTAATCTCGTTCCAGGAACTATAATTCCTAAAGCTATGGGATCTGCTGGACTACAACCTATACAAGCTGCTGGTCGTTTTGATGTTGCTCAACTTGTTTTAGGTGATCTTAGATTAAATATTAAACGTGCTTTGTATAATGATATGCTTGGCAATCCTGATAAAACACCAGCTACAGCTACAGAAATAGCTGAGCGTATGGCTGATTTATCAAGAAGAATGGGCGCATCATTTGGTAGATTGCAAGCTGAGCTTGTTCAACCGCTTCTTCAACGTGTGGTTTATATTCTAAAGAAACAAGGGCGCATTGAAATCCCAACAGTTAATGGCAGAGAAATAAAAGTTAGGTCTGTTTCTCCACTTGCACAAGCACAATCTAATCAGGATATTTCTGTAGTATCACGCTTTCTTGAAATGATTGGTAATGGTTTTGGTCCAGAGATGTTACAGCTTTTGATTGATGGAGAGCAGACCGCTATTTACTTAGCTAAGAAGTTTGGTGTTCCAGAAAGCTTGATTCGAGATGAAGAACAGCGTAAAAAGATTGCGGAAGCCGCGCAGCAATTAGCGCAACAACAGGCAATGCAGCAGGGAATAATGCCAGTTGAGCAACAAGGTTAACATTGGGATAGATGGCATTCAGCGTAAATCTGAACGTGATGTTGAGATTAGTAAGAATGTTGCACAAGTATTTTCCAGCCCAACAGGTCAGGAAGTTCTGAAGTATTTTAGATCTATTACTATTGAAATGGTTAATGGACCTAATGTTTCTACAGAAGAACTTCGGCACATCGAAGGGCAAAGATACCTAGTAGGTTTGATTGAACACCGTATTGCCCATGCAAATAGGAGTAAACAATGAGTGAAGAAGATGCAGCAGTAGAAGCAGCAGCCGAAGATGGTCGTGATTTTGTAACCCAAGAAGATGTTGAGAAAGTAGAACAAACATCTGAAAGACCTGAATGGTTGCCAGAAAAATTTAATACACCAGAAGATTTAGCAAAATCTTATACTGAGTTATCTCAAAAGCTTGGCTCTAAAGATGAAGACATTAGAAATCAACTTATAGAAGAAATACAAGCAGAAGCTTTTGCTGATAGGCCAGAGACTTCTGGTGATTATCAGCTTCCAGATATTATTAATGAAGAAGAAGCTGTTGATAATGATCTTCTTAAATGGTGGTCAGAGCATTCCTTTAACAATGGTTTTTCTCAAGAAGAGTTTGAAGAAGGTATTAAGATATACTCTGAATCTGTTCTTGGTTCTCAACCTAGCTATGAAGAAGAAGTTGCAAAGCTTGGCGATAATGCTGATGCTAGAATAGATGCAGCATCATTATGGGCTAACAAGTTTTTTCCTGAGTCGGCATTGCCAGCTATAGAAAAAATGTGTGAGAGTCATGAAGGTATTATTGCTATTGAGACTATGATGACAAATATGAAAGATGGATCGTTTGCTGGTGATACAGCATCAGCATCTGAACTTAATGAAGCTGATCTTAGAAAGATGATGGATGATCCAAAGTATTGGAAAGATCGTGACCCACAGTTACACAAAGAAGTCTCTGAAGGATTTAAGAGAATCTACAGAGGCTAAAATTTTACAAAGGGGTGAGTATTATCTTACCCCTTTTACTTTAGATCATATTGATGAAGTTATTGAAGGTCTAACAAAAGAAAATGTAAAAGAGCTTGTTTTATTAGGTTATACTGATATTCGAAAAGCTCTTATTGATATGCATAAAAGCTCAGAATGTTATTTGTGCAGAAAAAATAATGATACTTTTATAATGATTGGTGGTCTTTGGTTTGCTGAAGATCAGGAATGTCCTCAGATGTTTGCAATGTTTTCTGATAAAATTAAAGAAAACTTTACTGCTATGGCTAGGGGATCTGTAATGTTTGTTAATTACTTTGATCAGTTTCATAGTGGTTTATCTATGACAATTCTTAAAGAATATGAGTTTATTTTGGATTGGGCATCATGGTTAGGGTTTGAAGCTGTTGGTGTAATATCTAACAATGAAATCGAATATGTTGATTTTGTGCGTTGCAATCCAAATCAAAAAGATGTTTATGATGGCACATTGCAGCCCGTAATACACTAAGAGGCCCGATAGGATACCCTTGTTGATGTGATAAAGCGGACACCTGTTAGTAACCGTAACTTCAATAAGGAACTAATAAATGGCTAATACAATCGACACAGCCTTTATCAAACAGTTCGAAACAGAAGTTCACATGGCATATCAGCGTATGGGTTCTAAGCTACGGAACACAGTGCGGACTGCTAATGTAACTGGATCGACTGTTAGATTTCAAAAGATTGGTACTGCGGAAGCAACTACTAAATCTCGTAATGGTAATGTAACTCCTATGGAACTTGCACATACCAATGTAGAAGCAACTATGGCTGACTTCTACGCTGCTGAGTACATCGATAAGTTAGATGAACTCAAAATCAACATCAATGAGCGTCAAGCTGTAGCACAATCTGCTGCTGCTGCTCTAGGTCGTAAGACTGATAGCTTACTAATTACAGCTATGGATGCTGGTGCTAACTCAACTCAAATTCATGATACAAGTTCTGCTGTTGAAAAAGCAGATCTACTGACTGTATTTGAAACATTTGGAACAGCTAACATTCCTGAAGATGGTCAGCGTTATATCGCTATGCATCCAAAAGGTTTTGCTGATCTGTTTTTAATTACAGAGTTTGCATCATCTGACTTTGTTGGTGATCAAAACTTACCATTCGCTGGTGGCATGACAATGAAAGAGTTCTTAGGATTTAAGATCTTTTCAACTGCTGCTGTCGCTGCTGGTAAGAGTATGTGCTATCACACAACTGCTGTTGGCTTGGGTATCAACTCTGATGTTCAAACTGAAGTCAACTATGTTGCTGAGAAAGTATCTCACCTTGCAACATCTATGATGTCTATGGGTGCTGTTGTTATTGATGACAATGGTATCTATGAACTATTAGATAATAACTAGGAGGGTTAGAAAATGGCTTATAGTGCAAGTGGACTAACTCGTATGAATGGCGATTCAAATGGTAGCTTGTGGAGATACACAACTACTGATGCAATTGCTACAGTAAATACTGCTGGTTACTTTAATGATGCTGCCAATATGCTTGGCGTTCGTGACTTGATTATGGTGCATGATACTAACGCACCAACAACAAGTTTTGTAACAGTATTGTCTAATACTGGTACTGTTGTTGACGTATCTGATGGTACGGCAGTATCAGAAACTGATAGCGACTAATAGGTTGGGGCTTCGGCCCCACCTTTCTTTGAGGATTTTATATGGCGGTTTCAAGTACAGCGGCAAGTTCACCAATAGATGTATGTAGCCGCGCTCTTATCTTAATAGGTGCAGATCCTATTTCTTCTTTTGATGATGGTAACAATGAAGCATTAGTTTCTTCAAATATGTATGAAGATGTTGCTAGAGCATCATTAGTTAATACACGTTGGAGATTTGCAACAAACCAAGTTGTATTAAATAGATTAACTGAAGCACCAACAGGTCGTTTTGATGCAGCATATCAATTGCCAGCTGGATGGTTAATGACTCATGTTGTTACTGTAAATGATTTTCCAGTAGAATATCAAACATATGGTGATAAACTTTTTTGTAATGAAGATGCTTCTGCAAGTTTAGTTCTTGATTTTACTCATCGTGCTAACGAACAAGATTGGCCTTCATATTTTACATTGGCGGTTGAGTATGAGTTAGCTTCAGTATTTGCTTTATCTTTAGCAAGAGATCAATCACTTGCTACTTTAATGTCTCAGCAAGCAACTGTTACTATGGCTAAAGCTAGAAATTTAGATTCACAACAGCAGACAACAAGGAAACTTACAACAAGTAGATTTATTGTTAATAGGCGAACATAATGCAAAAAGTAAGAATACCAATAACAAACTTTTCGTTTGGAGAGGTAAGCCCATCTTTAACATCAAGAACAGATTCACCAATCTATAATCAATCTGCACAACGAGTTAAGAATTTTTTTTTAAGATCTGAAGGCGGTGTTATAAAAAGATCTGGTTTAGAGTTTATTCATAAATTTACAGATATAACTGTAGACACAAGTAAAAAACAACAAAGTAGATTATTACCATTTATATTTTCTGATGATGAGCAATATATTATTTCATTGCAGCATCAAAGTATAAGAGTTTTTCAAATTAATCCTTCTACTGGTGCAGTATCTTCTATTCAATCTTTAACTCAAGATATTAACTCTGCAACACTATTATTTGATCAAGATTTTTTGCATGAATATACATACGCTCAAGCAGGTGATGTTATGTTTATTGCTCATAATACATTTATGCCTCAATCAATTGTAAGAACTGGACTTACAACATTTCATGTTGAGCCTTTTGTTTTTGATGCAAGATCAGATGATAAAGTTGTGTTTCAACCATATTATCCATTTCAAACTGCTGGTATGACTTTAGATCCTTCTGCAACAAGTGGTAATGGGGTTACTCTTACAACAAGTTCTGCTTATTGGAATACTGATTCCCCATCAAAACATATAGGTACAACTATAAGATATAATGGAAATGAAATTGTTATAACTGGTGTAACAAATAGTACAGTTGCGACAGGTAATATTCAAGATACTTTGAAAAAAAGACTTAGCCCAGATTCATTACGAACAAATAATGGATCAAGCACTGTAGAAGTAACGCTTGCTAATCATGGTATGTCAGTTAATGACTCAGTTGATTTTGCAGATTGTAATGCTGTTGGTGGAATAGCTAATTCTAATCTTAACGGAACAAGAACTGTAACAGGTATTATTAGTAGTGATGTATTTACTTTTACTGCTGGTGGATCTTCAAACGCTTCTGAGCTTGGCGGTGGTACACCAACAGTAACAACACACGCACCAACCACAAGTTGGGATGAGCAATCATATTCTGGTCTTCGAGGATTCCCTGCTGCTGTTACATTTCATGAAAATCGTTTAGCTTTTGGTGGCACAGTAGGACAGCCAGATTCTATATGGTTAAGTAAGATTGCTCGTTATTATAATTTTGATGTAGCTGACGCAAAAGATAATGAGGCTATTCATTTGACTGCTGCTGTTGGTGAGGTACAACAAATACGTCATTTAGTCTCTAATAGAGATCTTCAAGTGTTTGCTGCATCTGCTGAGTTTTTTGTACCTGCTTTTCAAAATCAACCTTTAACGCCAACTAATGCACAAATTAAATTACAAACACCTTTTGGTTCTGGATTTGAAAGACCACAAGCTATTGATGGTGCTACTTTATTTGTACAAAAGGGTGGTAAGATTGTAAGGGAATATTTGTTTAGTGATAGTGAAGCTGCTTATACATCTACAGCTATATCTACTATTTCATCACATTTAATAAAGACACCATTAGAAATGAATACATTATATGGTGCATTGTCTCGATCAGAAAGTTATGTGTTTATATTAAATGATGATGGAACATTATCTGTATTTAATTCTAATAGAATTGAAAAACGTGCTGGTTGGGTTGAGTTTGTTACTGATGGAGTTTTTCATTCTACTGTTACAATTGATGATAGAGTTTTTGCAAATGTTGAATATGATGATGGTGCTGGCACAAAAAGAATTACTCTTTGTGAGTTTAACTCAACATTTAATTTAGATAATGCAAAAAACTTTTCTGGTTCTTCTAGTGTTTTTGATGTGTCATCTGTTTTTGCTAATAATGCTAAAGTTAAAGTTGTAAGTGGTAATAATTATTTAGGTGAGTTTACTGTTACTAGTGGAAATGTAGATGTTTCTTCTGTAAGTGCTAATTTAATATCTGCTGAAATAGGTTATAGTTTTGATATTGAATTAACTACAAATCCTATAGATGCTTCTATTACAAGTGGTCCAGTAACAGGAACACCAAGAGGTATTGGAAGTGTATATCTTGATTTAAATAATACTTTATCATGTAAAGTTAATAATACATCTATGATTGTAAGAAATGTTACTGATGATTTATCAACAGAGCTAACAGCATTTACTGGAAAAAAAGAATTTAGATTGTTAGGTTATGATAGAGATCCAAAAGTAACTATATCACAGGATTCACCATTAGATTTACAAGTAAATGGATTAATTGCGGAGTTAATATTTTAATGTCAGTATTTCAGGTAATAGGTTTAGGCATGAAGTTTATGGGTGCGATGCAACAGGCTCGTGCTGAAGAACAGCAAAGTAAAGATACTGCTGAGAATATAATAACAGATCGTATTAGAGGTGAGGCTGCTGCTGCTCAAGCTCAAACCCAACGATATGCTCAGATGTTTGATGATATAGCATACAATGAAGGTGCTTTACTTAAGAATAGAGATTTTGATCAAAGTGTTACTGCATTTATGGATTCTCAAAAAGAAGTAACATTTGATGATCTTCGTATAATGGCAAGTCAAGCAACTATGGAAAAATCAAAAGCAACTCTTCAAAGTTTACTTGAAGTTCAAAGAGGTAAGAATAGAGGAAGTGCTATAAGAATTAGTGCTGCTGCTGATTTTATGTCAGGTATTCATAGTATGCAAGCTACATCAGCTCCAACTGGATCAGCATGAGGTTTAAATGGCACAAGTAATTAGAAGAAAAGGTACAGCTACCAATCAGCGAATAGGTGTTGTTAGTTTTGATACTGATGCTGGTGCAATAGGTCGTTCACTTCAAAATGCAGGTGAGCAAATAAGAGATCAAGCTTATCGTATTGATGCAGCAACCGCAGAAAAAGCTGGTCGAGATGCAGCTAATGCTATTGAAACTTCTAAGTTTAAAGTTTTTGATGCAGATGGAAAACCTGTGGCTTTACAAGTCCCAGAAGGTTATGGACGCATTGCAAGAGAAGCTTACCAAAAAGTAGTTGAACAAAGATTCGTTGACACAATGGATACTGACATTCGGCTAGAAGCACAAAGGCTTAGAGTAAAACATGATCGCAATCCTCTTGGCTTCCAAAATGAAATGGATGCTTATCTACAAACTTTTTTAAAAACATCTGATGGTCGTTTTAAAGAGTATGTAAATAAAATTGGTAATGCCGTTAAAGAATCTACTTATGTAGGTTTGTTGGAAAATCAAAGAAATAGATCTCGTAAAAATAATGGTGAGTTCATTGCAAAAACAAATGATGAGTCATTAAATGATATTGCTGATATGGCTAACAATGGTGTGGATGGTACAGAGCTTGCTTTATCA